CCAATATTTGGCTAAAACGGGGATTTTAGTGTGACTTCCCTTCTGAGATTCCTCATATCCAGTATAATACTTGTTTAAACCATGAATGGCGTCGGTACCGGCGTATAATTCAAGCCCATTCTGGATTTGGTAGAGTCTTTTTAGCTCATCGGTGGATAAAGAGTCTTTAATCTGTCCGATACTAAAACTAGCGGTCCATGAGTTGTCTTGGCGCCCCTCCCACACCTCATGTGCTATTTTTTTTCTCATTTTCTTGTAATCTTGCAATAATTTGTCTAATTTGGCGAAATATTTGCCGATTTTCATCTGAAACTTCTTATTTACCTTCTTTACCTCACCAGCACCCATAATGGAGCTTACAAATGCTTCATCGTTCTCAATTGAGTTCTCGTGCCACTCTCTTTGAGCCGAAACGAGCCCTTTTTCCCAATCAACAGTAAGCCCAAGCGACCGTTTTAGTTCTTCAACGAACTGACCAAGTTCAGACTCGGTATCCATCGTCGGAAAATCGATGACTTTGCGCATTTCGCCGTTAAATAGCCCATTAAATGCGAGATCTTCGCCTTTCATGTCGTTTAAGATGTCATCTAAGGCTTCTAATTCGATTTCATCGAGTTCCCGAAGCAATTTTTCGGGTTTTTGTTCGGAAATATCCAAATTTTCCAATAATTGCGCTGTTTTTAACAGGATTTGTTCGTCATTTAGCATTTTGGGACATCTCTAAAGCTTTCTCCAGTAAATAGATCGGAATTTTGGTATTCTCAATGTCTTTTATTTGTTCTATGGTTGCCCATCTATGGGCGTCGTGTTCTATTTCGCCTGTTTTTGGATTCGGCTTGTTAACGTTTGCGTCCCCGGACCATTGTTGTGTTAAAAAATAATGTTTATTTTTTGATGGTGCACCCAAATACTGTAAATTATTCACTCTGCAAGATAAATTTGTTTCTTCTTCTAACTCTCTTATGGCGCCGGCCTCAATTGACGCGTCTTCGTCATCTATGTGACCGCCCGGCAACGTCCATTGTCCCTCTCTTTTGTCGATATTGGAGCGCCTAATAATTAAAAATTGGTGCTCGTTGTCTAAACAAACAACAATACCTACTGTTTTTAACTCACCCTCGGCGAGAAATTCTTTCCAAATATACTTCATTTGCAAGCTTTAGGTGTTTTACCTTGATATCCCCTACAGAATGCTCCTAAAGCTTTATCTATTTTAATTTCTTTCATAGGAACAACCCAAATCATGTTCTCTTGGACTTGAATATCTGGGTAATATTCAACATCTACTCCATATAATACACCAATTTGTTGACCTTTTGCATTATAAATTACAGAACCTGAGCATCCGAACCATCCATAAGTCTGAAGAATGATGTGTTTCCCGACTCGGGGCCCTTGAACAGCCTCGTGACCAGCCACTCTTCCCGTGAAAGACATCAATTTATGATGAGACGGGTACCCAGAGTAATATATTTCAGTTCCGACATCAGCGACGTTCTCGACTGGGCTATACTTCATCGGTTCTGTTCTCTTAAAAGGGTTCCCAACATATAGAACGGCTATATCATTTTGAGGATCAGAATAAACCAAAACTGCTATATGAGATTCTTCTTTGTGCGATACAAGATAAGAAGTCCCTAGAGCACCATCAGTGACATGTTGTGCGGTAATTACCAAATGAACGTCTTTATATTTTATATAAGATCCAGAGCCGTGCGCCCCAGATAAAGGAACAGTAACCCGTACTGCTGCATTTCTAATTTGTTTTTCTGCCGACGTAGTGCGCGCATCAACATGCTCCATAGGAAGAGGCGCCGTATATTCTTTCGCATTCGCCGGCGGCGATATTGCCAATAATGTCATCATTAAAATTTTAAGCACCAGTATCTATGCCTCCTGTATCGCCGGTATCTGTTGCCGGCATATATAGATATCCCACCTCCACTAAAGTTCCTGGACCGGGCAAAACAGTGAAATAAATAGTGTTATCTGTTGCTGAATATATCCAATCGTGATTCAAAACACCATCAATAAAAACACGTATAGAATCTACTGTAGGTTCGTGTGTGAGTGTAATAGATTCGTGTGGCGCCACCGACACCGCGGCATCTGTGACGCCCGCCGACCAATCCTCTTCGCATATATCCACAATAACACCACCGAAATGAGCCGTGGCTTCCATATAGCGTAATCCCACGTCACGAGCCATCACGGACCATGTACATACGGATTCATCAGGGTAGCTGTGATTAACAATGCTTGAAAGAAACACCGATCCCATTCTAAGTCCGCCGTACCAACTTGTAAAGCTATCAACAGTAGTGTGGACTGTGCGACTTTGTTCCTCTTCGTCTGAAACATATACAACCAACAGAGCTGCATCTGGACGCATCCATGTGGCAGCATAAGGATTTGAGGTGATATAATCGTAGACCGCATCAAAGCCCTCTTCCATGCCCCCGCGAGCCATGGCAGAATACATAGCAGTAGCATCAGTTATATCATCACCGGGCACCAATGGAAATTGTGATTCCGTCACTGCCCGGGCAGGATCGCTAGATATCATCACTAGGCGCCAATTGGTCGTTGGAAGGGCTAAGAGCATTGCTTCGATACCAGCCATTAGTCTGGCATCATAACGATACATGGATCCAGAAGTATCAATAACCCAAACAATGTCGACGCCATCAAAAGTACTTGGCTGCAGAAAAGAATCTACCCAGATTTCGCCCGGATCACCTTCGATCTCGATTTCAGTTTCTATGTAGACCGGTACCTCAACTTCGACTTCTACCTCAACCTCTACTTCCACCTCTACTTCAACTTCGACTTCTTCAACGACTGTTTCTGTTTCAGTTATATATACATATTCCTTTTCGCCGGGCTTCATTATGCCATAGTCAGTGTAACATCCAGCAATCATCGGAAGTGCGATTAAAAAATGACGTATTTTATAAAACATTCTATAATAACTATTCGGATTTTTAGTTTGGCTCCCTTAATAACACGAAACTTAGTAAAATCATATTAATCAAAGACAATATTTGCAATTCAAATCCGCTTTGCGCGTTCGGTAAAAATTGTGCAAACGTCAGGAGCCCTATGTTGATAAAGAATGCAACTACACACAGAGCAAAAAAGATTCGACCGAAACTAGCAAAGAGTCCCCTCACATAGTAACTATGGCTAAAAAGAAATTATTTCTAAGCTATGCAGATAATACTCCACAACATCCGCCGATTCGAACATGTACACGGCAAGAGAGGGAAAAAGGTTTAGTTGTTTTTCTTGGCGGCAACTCACCACGACGCCCAGTCGTCTTTTTAGATTACCTTCATCATCGCAGTTGGTTGTTTTGACTATGCTTCCATGGCGCGCGCGAGGGGAGATGCACATAGGCACCAAATCGCGAAATTTTTTGCTCAATTTTTTTTCCTAAATTTTTTCTAAATCATGGACACTAAAATGTAGATAAGTACCCTCTTTGATCATATGCTCTAATCCGTTTTCAGTATATGGTTGATATCGATTGGTGCTTTCGGTTTCAGGGCCAGTCCATAAAATGTCCCATGCCCATATTTCAATCTCATCTTCCTCATATACATCTCTATTATATATGCCACATAACACATCATATCGACCAAGCAATAAACCGATATCTCCAGTAATCTCATCTACAATAATATCACCAGGAGAAAGTTTAACATACATGCCTCTTTAATTAGAAGCAAGAGCAACCTTTAGCCAGTGTCTATTACGTCGCATGCATGCACGAATACGCAATTCAGCCTCATAAAGATTTGAATTATCATCTAAGTTAACAAAACAATCGTTATTTGGAGGAAAAGAAGTATCAATGATATACGTTGGCAATTTTATATCTTTTGAAGGTTGCACTTCGGGATACAACCTGCTTTGCGAGAAGAAGATAACGAAATAAAGTAAAAACGGTATTGCAGCCATAAAAAAACGCAGCATTTTTTAGCACCTCTTACAAATAATTAACTTTAATTAGTTTAATCTTTCAGCTAATGACATTGTTTGACATTATATCTTAATTCTATCGATAATATATGGATGATGATATGAAAGGTCTTTATAAAGCTTTTTGATTACCTTTTTGCTTATTTCGCCAATCTCATCCTTTATTCCCTTTGACTTAAGAGCTTTTTCAAGTTCATCGTCGATAATCTTTTTAAGTTCGCGCTTGGCGATCTTCGCAACTTCATCTTTATCGGACTTGCTAAGTTCTTCGGCAATTATCTGCTTAAGTTTGGCTTTGGTTAAACGCATCATACTGTAAATAGCTCCGTACTTTCAATTAATCCTTGAAATTATCACGTATATAAAGCAGCTTTAGGTGCGCACCCACCGTTTCCGTCATGCGCCTTTCCTTAATCCAGTATACTCGATATAATATTCCTTCCATATAGCCCTGTCCTGCGCTAACCACGATTCCAAGCTTATAGGCATCGTCAGCATCCTCGTACAAGTAGTCTGGTGAATATTTGAAGCCCTCAAATGAAACTAAATCGCCCTTTACAAATTGTATTGTATTAATGTCATCGCCCATCATTACTAAATATGGGCAATTTTTTATTGTCTATATTTTTCTACGCCGGCCAATGTTCTCCGTAACGCTGTAGTCTGCCTATCGTATGCATCCACGAGCGCTCTTGGTCTCGGTGCGCAGTCCGAATCCACCATATCTTTGCCATATTCATGCGCGGGTATTCCACGTGTGGATCTTCTACTCTCTCGCTAGTGTCGTATAACGCAACGACAACCGCCACACCACCATGGCACGTACATGTTACCAAGTCTCCGACCTTCAAGTTGTGTTCTGGTGGTTTCTTGAAGAAGTCTTTCACTCGCTCTAAATACCCCACGTCTATAACTATGTGGCGGGGGAGCTTTTTTAGATTCTCAAATTTTTGGGCGCAGATCGTGAAGGGCCCTAGCTGCCATGTCAAGGTACCGTCAAATAGTGTGACATACATTCCGGGTAGGGGGGAGGGGGGTACCACCATGTTGTCAAATCGTTGTCAAACCTCATGTCAAAAGAATGTCAAATAACATGTCAACTCTTTGTCATATGTTTATTGTGACATTTAATACCTTTATATATGACATAACTGTATACATATGCAATCACAGGCGCATAGTAGCAAAGGATAAGCACCTTAGAACCTACCTTATTTAGTAGTCCTTTAACTCTCGGCAATCTCATCGTCCTCAAACAGATCGCAATCATTCATCACATGCAAACTGTTTATTGTTTCATTGTTCTCGCGCAT